CACTACTAGCGCTTTCGCTCTAGCTACTTTTATCATTGTCGTTGTTTTGTCCAGCGTTATCTCCCTTTACATAATCTATAGGATGATACGATGGTGGCGCCTCCGTCATAGACGTGAGGAAGCAAGTCGTTTAATTGACTTGGCTAATGCACGTATTGCTTTGATCTTTAGGATTGCTGATACCCTAACTGATGATGTTTCCACCATTGTGGAGAAGTCACTCACCGTTGATGAGGACGGTAGATGTGCATACAAGATCACTCAGCCAGTTTTGGCAGCTTCCCTATTGTTGCATTTAAAAGCCAAGTATCCTATGTTAAACGATATTCCATCCAACCATTTAGTTTTGGCTAGTTATCTAGCTAGATGGTTTGAGGAATCAAAACGTGCTTTCCCAAGCATGCGCACTGCAGACTTTGTAGCAATACAAGGTATGGTCATTAAATGTTATTTCATCCCTACAGAGGGTGATTTATTGACCGCTGCTAGTCGTCATACTCCATTTGGTATGGAAAAAATGGAGTTGATGACCATGCTTCGTGGCCCCGCAAGCCGATTGGCTTGAGGGGTCTCACGAACGATCAATGGGCTAGAGACTGTTGTGGATCCAACAACTCTAGCACCCCAGTTACACATTGATCGTTTATGTGGGGTGTCAAAGATCCATTCTTATACCACACTTGACCATTTTAGTAGTCAAGTGGTGCTTTCCGTGTTCAATAATTCCCTTACAAATTTAACACGTGCATTGTCCGAAAGGGTGTTTCAAGTCAAGATGGGTGGTGTGCTTCGAGCACCACCTCGTCCACGATGTGATATTACCCAAGCGATGCATGGCTTCACTTCTGCTTTCAATAAACACGTGTCCACGACCGTCCCTATGGACATCGAGAATGTTCCGATGTTATTTAGTGGCCGCAAGAGACGTGTGTACGAAAGCGCTGTTGAGAGTCTACGCCATGACCGGTTAACGGTCAAGGATTCCTATATCCGTGCGTTTGTTAAGGTAGAGAAGCTTAACTTTTCTACCAAAAAGTTTGTAGATATCGTGCCAAGGGTGATTCAACCACGCTCCCCACGATATGGAGTGGAATTAGCGAGATATATCAAGCCAATCGAACACAAGATATATCACATAATTGACGTGTTGTTCAATCAGCGACATGGCGTGGCTCGCCAGTCGTCTGATAGGTCAATTATGAAAGGTCTTAATGCCATCGAAGTGGCAACACAGATCATCAACAAAGCTAACTACTACAAAACGTTTGTCTATATTGGTATGGACGCTAAACGTTTTGATCAGCATGTTAGTAGACCAATGCTCGAGTTTGAGCACTCCTTCTA